TGAAATTATTATTGTTTGGAAACATTTGAAGATACGTACCGGTCTTCCAATTAGAATCAGAAGGCTTAAACATATACTTAGATGGATAGCTTACGTAAACATCATCTTGGAAAAACAACCTAAAGAAAAGTATAATACCAGACTCAGTACCTTTACGTCTGTATAAATCCATAATGTTTTTAATTACGAATTTTATAACATCGTCATCCAACGCTGGAAGGTCAGCCATATATTTCTTTTTATAATATACAATCATCGAAGCTAAGGTTGTTCCGATGTCTCTATATTCAAACATACGTCTAGCGTTATACACACCCATATTAGGTTGTGATTCTACAAACCTGTAATATTGTTCAACCATGTCAACAAGTTCTTTACCGTTTTCACGATATATAGCTGGAAACTGCTGAGCTATTTTAAATGCAATATTTTTTTCAACTAGTGTGACTTGGTTGTCAGCCATTTTATTTGACCTCTATCATGTTAATAGTAACATCATTATCATCAAGAATAAAGATTCTACCGCTTGGAGACTTAATGTCATCTTTGGCTGTTGTTACCATTACTCTAATACCTGAACCTTGATAACCCTGTGTTTGGAAACCAATTAAGTTAATCTCGCCTGTTTGGTAGTTAATATTACCAGCAACTGGATTTACAACCTGTGGGTTAACTAAATCTGAAGTGACAATTTGGATATTACCATTACCATCGTCTTGGAAGAAAGAATCTAAGTTATTATATTGGAATACACTACTCTTAACAGCCGGTTTATAATCAGTAAATCCTTTAGCAGGGTTAAATGGATATGGTTTAATAAGCTGTGCAAAGAATTTAAATGCAGGGCTTGCTGAAACATTTAATGGTGGTGAATAAATGATATAAGGACAAGCCATAACTTCGTTGCTAACAAACGCGTTAGTTTCAGCACCATCAATTGCTGAACTCATTTTTGAAACTCTTAATGTTGTATTAAAATCATCAAGGTTATTTGTAGCATAATTACTAATTGCATTCCTTGCTAATAATTCTAATTCACCGACTGATTTCTTTGTAATCTTAGGATCAAAATAAACATTTACATTAACACAACCGTAAATAAATTCTGAGTCAATAAAGATTGGTTCAATAGCAATTGGTGTCTTATCTCTTAGGAAAGCAATATAAGCACTTGAAAGCGTAGAGGATAATCCTTCTCTACCTTCACCTAAGTATACCGAAATAGCAACCTTACCAAACTGCGGTGGGTCAAGTGATTCTCCACCATATGCAGCGATTGATTGAATTTCTGGAAACTGTTGTTTAAGAATAATTTCATAATCGTTTGTAGTAATAGCTCGTTCTTGGATTTGAATAGACTTAGGAGCAAAGTAACGAATACTTTCTAATGATTCTCTTTCGGTACCACCTGCCGCAGCAGAAACAGTTTCTACAGTCGCCGCGGCTGTTTCTGATGTTAAGCCAAGATTAAAAGAAAATGCACCATTTGCTTCTGCGCCAGATGTAATTCTATATCTTACACGAATATCTTCAAATGCTTCAGGTTGTAAACCAAATACGTTATTACCAAAGTAAATCGTATATCTTCCATCGTAATATGGTTCTACATAAAATACTTTATCTAATGGACCTACACCAAAAATATCGTTCTTACGTAGGAATACGTTTTGGTTTTCAGTTTGTTCAGCGTCAACAAAAACTTCTACTGAATCTATGTCAGCATTTTCGTTAGATAAAATAACTCTTAAGATGCCATCGTCACCAATGAAATAACCTTCACGTTCAAAGCTTGCTAACATTGCACCTTCGAATACTTCTACGTTTTCTGCAACAAATTTACCTGGAGCTGTTTTACGAGCAACATACGTTACGTTATTTACGAAATCATAATTAACGCCTTGATATGTCGTTGTGAAATTAGAATAAGCTGGGATAGTCACAGACTGGTCTTTAATAGATGGATCAGTAATGGTAACATTTAATATTGCCATTGGAGATCTTCTAGACCTTGGTAGATAATTTAATTCTTTGGCGTGGGAAATTATTGAGTTCTTTAAGACAGCTGAGTCTAAGAACATTTCGTTAACTGCCATATTTGTATAGAAGTTATTTTGGAAAGTATTATATGCTAACACATCCAAAAATACGCTCATATTAGAGCCTTCAAAGTTATAATCTTTAAATTGAGTTTGGCTTGTCAGATATGATTTAAACTGCGTTTTAATTGCTTGGAAATCAAGTTCTGAAATATTTAGTTTAGCCATTTACCTAGTCCTCTCTAGAAACACGTCTAACGCAATAGGCTGTTCTACGTTTTTGATATAGAATACTATTTTTACATTGACTTGATTGTCATCAATATTTGAGCTTACGATTACGTCAACAAGTTCTGCACGTGGCTCATTAATTTCAATAGTATCTCTTACTTTATCTTCGATTAATGTTATAACCGACGGCGTAATATTTTCAAATAACATTGCTTGTATATCGCCGCCAAGGTTTGGCTGCATTAATCGTTCACCGCGATTTGTTAATATTAAATTTTTAATTGATTCCTTTACAGCGTCTTCATCTTTAAACACTGTTAAATCATTAGACACAGGGCTTTTCTCAAGATTCTTTTTGAAATCTTGATAAATGGTAATTTTCTTTGTTCGTGCTGTATATAGTTCAGCTACCATTATGCGCTCCTACTTTACTTTATTTATCTTTATTTTCATTAGCTACTACCCGTACCCCAATTGCGAATAGCGCCGAGATCAAAATGTATAAAGTTGCCCTCGCCGGGTGGATAAAATCCAACACCACCAAAACCACAATCCCGGCTATATTGTCTTATTTGAGGCCAATCACTTTTGTTCCAGCCCCCGTTTGAAAGATCTACCGCTATCTTCTGCATATGCAAAGAATTTTTAGCGACTTTGCTGCTTTGCGTCCGCAGAAACGCATTATCTTTTGGGCTTCTATAACCACTACACATTAGCCAAGGCCCACTAATAAGACCTTCACGTGTACAAATCCCATGCAATCTTTTAGCTCTTACTTTTACGTCATTTGAAAGAACCGTCCAAGCTTCATGAGTAGGCTTGGCTGATTCGCGCGTTAACCACCCTGATCCAGGATTTGGTTTAATCCAATAAACTTGTCCATCGCGAAACTTTTCCCAAGTGTCACTTGACAATTCTTGTAGTTCTTCTGGTCGTATTGGACTGACCAGTTCTCGTAAAATTGGGCGAGGCGTTGGAGATGAGCTACCGTCATTCCACGTGTTCTGGGTTTGGCCAGCAGCTTCTTGTCTTGCTTCTCTAGTATATCTAACAGCTCCGGATTGTATAGCAGCACTGGTAACTCTATTACCAGAATTTTCTAAAGTATTAAAAACTTCTTGATAGCGGTTTGAAAAATTATCTAACGGTGCTTTAAGGCCTTTGATTAAACCTTCAATACCCGCGGCAAATGCGCAGATTCTAGCAATTAAAAACTGAATTTCTTCTAAGGATGGGTTATCAAATAGACCAATACAGTAATCAATAATTCCTTTTACTTTATCTTTAAGTCTTTTCATGTTTTCTTCTGAAAAGAAAAGCATAATATCGTTTTTGATATTTGTAATTCTATCTAAAATCTTTGTTTGAATCGCGTTTGAAATGTTTTGCATAATTTGAGAAGCATCAAAGTTTGAAACCATGTCTTTAACTTTTTGAATTACACCTTCAATCATTGAAGCAATTTTTTCTTTAATGGCTTCAATAAGAGCCTTTACTTTAATTGCATCAAATAAAGCCTTTATAGGATCTTCAATGTTTCTAATTTTAGAGATAAACTCTAAGGCGTCACTAATTAAAGCACCTACAGTTCCAAGTATATTAAAGAACCCGCCAATTGCTCCAAAAATATTTCCAAACAAAGAACAAAATCCACCTAACACACTATCTGAAAAATCGCCATTATAATAGTTGTCAAGTTCTCTTATAAACTTTGAACCATTTGCGTTTCCACTTATAATCGCAGATCCAGGAGTGTAATTACTATCTGATAAAAATGCTGCATATTCTAAAGCAGTGATAGGACCATAAGTTAATCTTTCAGATATGACTTTATAATCGGGTAGTTGATTAACAATATCTGGTCTTTGCAAAAACTCAGTATTAACTTTATTTAATGAATCATAAAATTCATTTCCAAAACGTTTTACTACCTTTGTTAAAGGGTTGTTTTCAACATCAGCTACAATTGTAGCCTCAAATTGTCTTGTAAATTCTTCAACTTGATTAAGTGTAAACTCACCATTTACTTTTACATTGCTTCCAATTACTCTAGGCGCAGCTGATCGTAAACAGCTATCACACATCTTACTGCTCTTAGGACTACATGTACAAGCCATTATCGAGCACCTCCTGTTGTATTTGTTGGATCACCAGGTCTTTGGGCAGTTGCTTTAGCTTTGACTGCTTCAATAGCGCTACGTATACCCTGGATTTTAGCTT